TCGAACGTCTGGTACGCAGCGTTGACGGCGAGGCTCGGCTTGCGGACGCGGTTGAAGGCGAGGAGCGCGATGAGCACGCCGCCGCCCAGGAGGCCGCTGCTCACGCCGAGCGGAATGCTGATCTCCCTGCGATCCTTGGTCGCCGCCTTCTCGGTGTCGGCAGCGTCCACGTTGGAGGCGTAGTGGATCTCCTCGCGGTACTGCTGCGGCTGGGACTGCGGCTGGGCCACCGGCTCCTGCCGGACCTGCGGGACGACCACCGGCTGCAACTGGACCTGCTGCGGCTGCACCGGCTCCACCGGAGGGATCTTGAGCTCGACCTTGTTGCCGAGCCCACCGACGTGAAGCTCTGCCACGGGAGCCTTGGGCTGACCGCTGACGATCTTCGAGAACTGCTCGCTCGCCTTGACGGAAGACGCGGAAGCCTCGCTGGTCACGGTGGACCGACGCGAGGTGGTTGGCACGAGGGCTCCGCAACCAGTCAGCAGGAGCAGGAGAGTCAGGGTCAGAAAGCGCATCAGTCGTCGATGGTGATGCCAAGCTGTGCGGCTTTCGCCTTGATCAGCCTGAGCTCGGCGTTGGTCTTCTTGATGTTCAAGCGGCTGAGCCTGATCGCGTAGATGCTCGCGACCGTTGCGGCGACCGCAGCCGTGATCTGCAGCCACGGGGGAAGGTTCAGGAAATGGGACGCGGCCACGGCGAGCATACTGCCAAGAGACAGTGCTCCCGACTTGGTGGCTACGAGGTCTGCGGGGATGGTGTCGGTGTGCATGGTCGTCAGCGTTTGACTTTGCCTACAGACGGACGAGCCACACTCGGCTCGGCCGGTGAAAGCGTCTCGGTGGGCTTGGCCACCGGCTCTGCGACCACTCGCTTCTGTGCCTCAACGGCGACCGGAGCAGCAGGAGCGTCTTGGCGTGCCGCCGCTCGTTGTGCTTCCGCCAGACTGAGTCCCCCCCGAATCACTGAGTCGAGACGCGATTGCAGCGTCGAGCTCTGCACGTTGTTTTTTTTTAAGAGCTCGTCGTACTCCACCTGTGTCATCTCCCAGATGCCGCCACGACGCTCGCGGATGCGAGTCTCAAGGGCGTCGATGATGGCAGCGTCCTCGGTGGCAAGAATGCCCTGACCCGCCTCGATCTCGATGAACGGGACGGTCTTACCAGCGACCTGGATGGTGTTGTAGACGACCGACTTTCCAAAGTACCGCATACGGGGATTTTTGGTTCGGGCATGATTGATCGCAACCGAAAGTCATCAAAGAAAAAGGGCGGCTGAGCCGAAGCCCAACCGCCCTCTGCTCATCACGGATCAGACGTAGTAGGAACCATCGTTCGAGCCGGTGCCATCCGGGGCAGCGGAGCCCAGGTTCTCCAGCACGAAGCTGGTGGTCTCAGCCTCCAGGACCGCTGTGTAGGTGGTGCTGGTCAGCTTGGTGGTCTTGCTCGGCACCTTCATCACGCAAGCGTAGGTGTCGTCCACAGCGGCAAGCTGCTTCAGATCGCCCGTCTTGTTGGTGACGGTGTTGGAGTCGATGATGCCCTGGTAGATGTTCTGCCAGTCGATGGCCCAGAGCATGCGGCCCGAGGACTCGAACCCAGCGGCCTTGTGGGCAGCGAGGATGTCGTCGAACATGCGGTGGGTGACGATGCGGAGCTCGACCTGCGGGTAGTCCAGCGTGAACTTGTAGAAGCGGAAGCCGAACGGCCCCTGCTCGCCACCCTGGTTCAGCTGCATGGTCAGGCGGAACACGTCTGAGCCGTACTTCGCCTTGAAGTAGTTCACCATGCCGATGATGAACTGGTTTGCGTAGAACGAGTCGGTGAAGAGCTCGATGATGTCGGCCTTGGTACCAGCCGCTTCGCGCTCGCGCTGCAGACGATACAGGCTGTTGAACAGCTTGTGCAGGTTGAGGGTCTCAGCCTGGAGGTCTACCACGCGACCGCACTCGCCCAGCTGCTCGTAGATGCCAGTGGCGTTCGCCTTGCGGCCGATGCACTTGCCCTCGATCGGGATGTTCAGCGAGGAGGTGCTCGGAACAACGATCTGCTGCAGGTTCTCGTAACCGGCGAGCGTCTGGTTCGGAAGCGGCTTGTTGAAGAAGAACGCATTCGCGTGACGACGCTGGAAGTCCTCGATGATCTGGCGGTTGAGCTCGACCTGAGGCACATCGCCGAACTCCTTGAAGAACGGGTTCGAGTCCCGAAGCGCCTGGAGGTACTTCTGGGTGAGCTCGTCTTCACAGATCGAGTACCGGGTGGTCTCGATCCAGAACGGCAGCAGCTGGTTGTTGTTCAGGCCCGGAATCTCGGAGCAGAAGCTCTCGTAGTCGGACACGTTCGGGGTGCCGCGCAGGAGCATACCCAGAGTCGCACCAGCCGCGAGGTTGGCGGGAATCTTGGACTTGTTCGCGATGGCGGCAGTGCCGTTGTTGTAGAACACCGAAGCGGTGTTCTGCGGGGTCAGCGTGATGGTCAGGGAGCCGTCACCGTTCACCGCGCCAACCGTCTTCACCACGAAGGCGAGGCGGTAGGTCGTGTCGCCAGTCGCGGGGCTACCGGAACCAGCGTTGGTGCCGTTCACGAACACACGCAGACCGGGCGGGAACCAGCGAGGGTCGGCCGGGGCGCTGCCCTGGGTGTAGACCTTCACGTCGATGTCGGCGGTCTGGGACGGAGTCGCGCCGGTGGCGTTGACCACCTTCACGGTCCAGAACTCGGTGTTCAGCTGACGCTTTCGGCCCATCTTAATGAACGGGCTGATTTCCCAGAGGCCACCGTTGACCTGCTGGACGCTCAGGCGCTTGCCGCCGAGGACGCGCTTGTTGGCCTGGATGAAGTCATACAGACCGTTTTGCCGGACGCCCACGGCCTTGCCGAGAAAATCGGCAGAGACGAGGTTTCCGAGGATGCGGTAGTTGGCATCGCTCGATCCGTAGATCGTGGCGAGGTCAGCGGAGGTTACCTGCTTGGCCGTACACGCGGTAACGGCACCACAGGACTCGATGTTGGTGCTCACCGCCGGGGCGCAGCGGTTGAACAGGTTGTTCGTATCAATTGCAGCCATGGTAATTTACCTTTCGCTGCTCATCATTCCATGCGCTGGTCAACCTTGTGAATAGACCTGGCCATTTTCACCCGCCGCCAAGCCACTGGACGACATTGGCCAAATAAAAAAGCCGCGTTTGTGAGACGCGGCCTCTGTTAAACACCTGCCTGTACTATTACACCGGAAGGCCAATGGATTCCCAGAAACCCTTCGGAACCCCATTGATTGAGGTCTCCTCAGCCTTCTCGTCCTTGCGTCCGGTGGGCTGAGCCTTGACCGACGGAGCGGACGGAGCAGCCGAAGGTTTGGGCGTGGGTTTTTGGGAGGGATTACTCTCAGACTTCGTGAATCCCATGCGTTTGGCGTAGGCTTCCGCCTTTTTTTCGATGTCAGACTTGATCCGAGACGCCTCGTACTGGGCCGTCTTGATGATCAGCTGTGGCACCAACTCCTCGTCCCGAACGGTGTAATACTTCGACCGCTGCGACACCGGCATGTTGGCGTAGTCGCGCATGGTGGAGAACCGGCGTCCATCCTCGGTGACCGGACGCTCTTCGCGGGGCACAGAGGCGAGCACCTTCTCGACGTGAATCGCGGCGGACACGAGCGTCTGGACCTCGCGACTCTTCTCGCTGTAGCCGTTCGGATTGTTGATCACGCGCACGGCAGCATCGAGGGCAGGAAGACTCCACTGCTCTACGGTGCTGACGGCCTCCATGGCGATCGGGTCGTTCTTGATGTCCTCGACGGCCTTGGCGCGGTCGGTGTCGAACGCCTCAACGAGGTCTGGGCGCACGGCCTCCAGGAGGCTCTTGGACGCCATCTCGTCGACCTGCTGACGGATCGGAGCCAACTGGGCCTCAGCCTTCGCACGGCGCACCTCCTCGATCTCGTTGCCATATCGCTTGGCGATACGCTCCTCGGCCTCGCGGATGGCCTGTTCCTTAAGGATGGAACGGTCGGCCTCCTTGAGGTGACTGTCCTCAACTTCGATGGAGTTCTCCTCGATGAACGCCCTGTGCTCGTCGTCGTCCCAGGAGAAGTCCACGCCAGGGTTCTCCTTGCGCCACTTCCGCTCGTACTCGCGCTCCTTCTTGGAGCCGTCGATGAACTCGCGCACGAGGTCGCGGCCACGGTACTCCTGCGGGTGCAGACGCTGCACCTCACGCAGACGCTCGACCTCTTCCTTGGCGTCCTCGGGAATCTCGACCTGGGAAGCACGCGCAGCCTCTTCGGCGGCACGCTGGGCGGCAGCAGCCTTCTCCTGCTCGATGCGCCGGTAGGTCTCGGCAGCAGCTTCGGCAGCAGCCTTGCTCGCGGTCTCAGCCACCTTCTCGGCAGTGAGGCGGGAACGGCGAGGCTTGGGCTCCGGCTTCTCTTCCTCGACCTCTTCCTCGGTCTCCTCGGCCTTCGGCTCTTCCTTGGGAGCATCGACCTTCTTCTCGACCTTTTTGGACGGCTTTGGCTTCTCCTCGGTCTTCTGAGCCTCGGGCTGCTTATCCCCTGGCTTCTGCTCCTCGGACTGATTCTCCTCACCGAGGAGGCGGTCGAGCAACATCAGACTGGCCTCCTTTGCGGCCTCGTCCATCGCTGCGGTGTTATCACCCTGCTTCTGTTCAGGGGATTGCTGCATCTGCTGCGCCTCTTGGGCGGCTAGAGCATCAATGTTCTGCTGTTCTTCAGTCATGTTGATCCGTGATTTGTACTTCGGCTGTGCGGAGCTTGAGCTTCTCCGACAGCGCGTCATTCAGGACGTTTAGGCACGTCTGAAAACGGGATGCCTGAGTCAGCGCGATGGCGGCGCGGTTGTCCAATCCCGCTTGGGAGGACAGCGACTCAGGGTTGCGAACGACTACGTTTGCGGCCTCGGCCTGGAGGGCTGCGATCTCAGCCAACAGGCATCGCTTCAGGAGGGAGGCTTCCGGCTGCAGGAGCCATTTGCTGATCTGCAGGGATTCCGCCTCCGACAGGAACTTGGTCTGGACTGACAGCATTCTGTTGTTGAGCGAGTCCGATGATCTGGAAGAGCCGCATGACGGCCTGGGCTTGCTGGTCCTGGCGACCGGCCAGTTCCTGCAGTGCCTGGGTGGTCTGCTGCGCCTGAGCTTGCATCGGCTCGACAAGGTTGGCGCGGAGCTCTTCTCCCAGCTGCATCATCTTGCCGTCCACGATCTGAGCGGCCATCTGGGCCAACTGCTGCTGCACCTGAGCAGCCTGTTCCTCTTGAGCCTTCTGCATTTCCTCCGGGGACTGGGCAGGTTGCTCGGGCTTCTGGATGCGCAGACGGAAGTCCTTCGGCGCACCGCTGTAGACGAGGATCTGATTGAACAGATCGATCAGCTGGTCGAGACCAGCGGCTTGGGAGAGTGTCGGGTTGGAGAAGATCGACTGGAACGTCTGGATCATCGTCGCTGCGATCTTCGAGTCAACGATGCGGTCAGCACCGTCGCGATCGCTAGAGAATCCGTCAACACGCAGAGCGTCCTTGCTGCCGCGAATACCAGCCTTGGCATTGCGGGACTCGGGCTCGTCCACCTTGAAGCCCATTTCCTCCAGCGCCTTCTTCTTGGTGTCATCCACCTCGGCAACGTCGGCAAGAACCTCGTCGTCGGAGTAGGCCAGGAACGCCTCGTAGAGCAACTTCTTGCGAGCCTTCATGGCCGCGTCGATGAAGCTGCCGGTGAGCTCTAGGCGGTTCGAGGTGTTGGACGCAACGATGCGCACCTCCTCGGCGGTCTGTTCGTGCGAGGCCGGGAAGCCAACCTCCTGCGGGGAGTAGCCAAGCACGCGCTCCATCATCTGGAGAAGCTGGTTGATGCCCGAAGCGATCTCCATCGAACTGCCCTGCGGAAGGCCCACCGGAGTGAACGCATCACGCTCGGACTGCTGCTGCCAGGAGAGTTCGCGCTTCGAGTACGGGATGAAGGTGACGCCCCGGTACTTCTTCTCGCCGAGGTTATTGATCAGGTCGATGTACTTCTGATCCACCACGTCCGCGTTCCAGAACACGATGCGCTCCAGGTTCTGCTTCACCGTCAGGATGTACTGGGTGAGCATGTTGGAGATGTGGTCCTGGAACGGCAGGAGCTCTAGCGACAGCGAGGAGTTGTGGGCGCTGCCCTGGTCCGCGTCGTACATGTAGGCGACGAGCGGATTGTAGGCGAGCGGCACAGCGTGGCTGACGGTGTGAGAGCCCGTGTGGATGAAGCGCATCCAGACCGGGTGATCGTAGTCGAAGAGATCCCACTCGGACGGAATCAGCTTCGTGAAGTGGGATACCACCGTGACGCCTTCGTCCTGATGGTTCAGAGTGTAGCGGTAGGCGTTCTTGACGCGCTCATCCTCACCGCTGCCGGGAGCGAACATGCCGACCTGCGGGAACTTCAGAGCACACGGGAATAGCTCGCGGTAGAAGTTGTACTTGGCGTCCACCCAGGAGCCGTACTTGAACTGGATGTTGTCGGTGTTCCAGAACGCCTTGTTGTTCTTTACGTCCTTGAACCGAAGCACGTTCCAGAACCCAGCGTACTCGCAGCCGGTGTCCGTGTTCATCGAGGACAGACGGTTCGTCAGATCCCAGAACACCCGACTCGGGTGAGGGATCTCGAACCGCACGCCCTCCTTCACGGTGCGGGTCTTCTCGCTGCCCTTCTCAAGGAAGATCTGCTGCTCGCGGAAGAAGTCCTCGGCCGGGAAGTTGATGCACGTCCCGTACTTGAGCATCTGGAGGATCGACTGCCGCTCATCCTCGCGGTAGCCCATCTCCTGGACCATGCGCTGAATGCGGCTGGTGATGATCTCGCAGCGCAGCCGGTTGGCCGTGGTCATCGACACCGGCTCGTACTTGTAGAGCGGGTAGATGTCGCGGTCGGTGAAGAGCTTGGCCCACCGCATCTTGGTGTACGCCTGGACCAGCGGCACGAAGATGTGGAAGAACGTCGGCAGGTCCAGCTTCATGATGGGCTTGCCGTCCTTGCCGCACTTGGCCGTGCCGTCCGAGTTGCACAGTGGCACGAGCATGTTCGTGAGGCGCTGAGTCATGCCCCACGTCTTCATGGCGTCGTACGCCTTCTCGCCGGACACGCCACTGGACAGCAGACCCTCCACCAGGGTGTAGGTGATCTGCCGCTGGGACACGTCGTACGCCTGATCGATGGCGTACCAAAGCCGAGCATCGTCGATGTTTCGACGAATGCCCTCGTCAATACGTGACGAGTTCAGGTCGATCAGCGCCTTGATCTTGTCGCTTGGAACCTCGGCGGTGAACTTCGCCTTGAGCTTCTCAGGCGTGGCTCCGCGCTTCTTGAGCAGTTCGAGATCGACCATGGCTGGTTACTTCTTCTTGGGACCGCCGATCATAATGAGCACACCCATGCCCTTGCCATGCTTCATGGACTTCATGGGCTTGGAGTCGGACATCTCAGCGGAATCCTCCTCGGAGTCAGCCTCGCTGTCTTCAGCCTCCATGTCACCTCCTTCCTCCTCCATGTCGTCACACTTCTCCACATTGGAGACCTCGGCAACGACCTCGGAGTCGGTCTTGGATTTGATCTTGAGGGTGGCGTAGACCTCCACCGTTTCACCGGGTTTGGCGTTCGCAACAGCCTCGTCAACATCGGCAATCGGGATGGTAATCTCAGCCATAGGTCACAACTTTAGGTGGAGCATTCGCTGCGCTCGTGCAGAATTACAACCGAAAGTCGCACCGACCTTATGCACGACACCAACGGCCGGTGGTTACCCGATCTCTCACCAAAAGGCTTCGAGGTTTTCAATGCCTACGAGCGTTACCTGATGGTGGACGGACCCCGTAAGGCGGGGAAGTCGTTGGCGATCGCGAACCGCGTTGCACGCCATCTCTTCGAGAACCAGAACGCCACCGTTGGCATCATCACCAAGACGTTGAAGAACGGTAAGGTTGGCGTATGGGCTGACCTCACGAAGACCGTGCTTCCACAGTGGATTGGCGCGAAGATCGGCATGAAGTGGACGAAGGAGCCCACCATGGACGTCGCCACCAAGATGTCCTTCGCCCGTGTCCGTAACGGCTTTGGCGGTGAGTCCGAGGTTCAGCTTCACTCGCTTGAGAACGTCTGGGAAGCGGAAGCTAAGTTCAAGGGAACCCGCTTCTCATTGCTGTGGATTTCCGAGGCCGACCAGTTCGAGGACCGCGTGGTGTTCGACGTGCTGACAGACCAGCTGCGCGTCGTCGAGATTCCGTACGAGAACCACCAGATCATCGCCGACTTGAACCCGCCCGAGACCGGGATCAACCACTGGCTCGCTGGGATCTGGATCACGCGAAAGCGCAGCGACAACCAGCAGTTCGAGAATCAGTTCAAGCGCATCCAGTTCACGATCGACGACAACACGTTCCTCGATCCACGGGAGAAGCAAGACCTCATCAACAAGTACGCCTACGACAAGCAGCTGTACGCCCGTTACGTGATGGGCGAGTGGGTGGAGGACGTGAGTGAGGGTCACTTCGCTGACGTGTTCGTGCCCAACACCCACGTCGTCGGCGATGTCTCCAGCCCACGCGAAGAGGACCACGAGATCATCGTGCCCCCCAAGAACTGCATCGAGCTCTTCAGCGGCTGGGACTTGGGTGACGTGAACCACGCCTGTTCGATCTCCTGCAAGCGCACCGATGCCAACGGGAACTCGATCTTCGATGTCATCGACGAAGCAGTGATCATCGACCGCAAGATCTCGATCGCTGACTTCACCGAGACGGTCATGGAGAAGATGCAGTGGTGGGAGGACTACATGAAGCGCGAGCACGGCGCTGAGCGCATCCTCTGGCGGCACTGGTCGGACAACTCGGCATGGCGCTACCGTGCGGCATCAGACGTCTACGACGAGCTCGTGGTGCGTCAGGTCTCCCAGGGGAAGATCGTTCTCCACGCGGTGACCAAGGGGTCCGGCTCCGTGAAGCAGCGCATCGGCCTCCTCAAGAAGCTGATCTTCGATCGGCGCATCTTCTTCTCCGCGCAGCTGAACAACACGATCAAGATGGTCCGCGAGATGAAACCGGGACCGAACCGGGCTGAGCCGATCCGCGACGGCGACAAGCACAAGCACATCTTCGACGCGCTGACCTACATGCTGATCAGCGAGACCCCTATGGATGTAGAACGACGGACCATTACAACGTCGGTGAAGAAGCCGACCATGGTCTTCACTCAATGACTCCGAAGCTGACCTACCTCAACCACAAGGACACCGAACTCTGGGTGATCTCTGGTGACACCTGGACCATCCCAGTCAAATGCAGGTACTGCGAGTTCAACGGAACCGAATACCTCCACGTCTTTCCCGCCGTGGCGCTCGGGTTTGCTCAGTCGTCGTCCATCGAACTGGTGCTCAAGCGAATGGGCGGGGAGATCGATGTGAAGGCCGGGTGGGCAGTTCCCGCTGACGCGATGCGGCAGCAGTTCAGAAAGGCTGAAGGGATCACCCCTGAGTTCTACTTCAGGTGGAACGGAGATGCCGCCAAGGCACCCACTGACGAGCAGATCGACGTGAAGGTGAAGGAGCGTCAGGCGAAGCTCGACTGCTCCGCGTTCATCAAGCACGTCGCCCAGGCGTCCGGCCTCGATGTGGCCACATTGACGCTCGCGTGGATCGCGATCACCCAGCAGATACCTTCATGGCTGCTGATGGGTAATACGCTGAACCTCGGCTTCTCAAGGCTCCTGGCGGTGCCCTACCGTAAGAACTGGAAGGAGATCCTCCTGACGCGCTACCCGACGCTGAAGAAGGCGCTGATGATCAAGAACCCGAAGCGGCTGCTGTCTATGGCGTTCACGGCCGCATCGAGGATGGTCCGCATGTCGGAACTCACCGAGAGCCATGAGCGACGGGGACGAACCGTCTTCTCATGGACCATCGAGGTGCTCCACGACTCGGGCTGGGAAAAGACCTGCGATCAAGTAGAAGGTGACGCGGCGGCGCGACTCGGCCCACTGGCTTACGTGAAGCGGTGGGCCAACCGTGTTTCGCAGATCGAAGACAGCATCTATGAGGTCTTGGCTGAACAGATCCAGAAAGAGACTGCACCGACTTGCCGAGTACTCTGGCGTCGTGGTCAGCGGGGTATGCAATTTGTTCAGGCATCTCCCACCGTCATCGGCTCTGCAACGATTGTGGAGTGCGACGACGGCAGCAGTTCGAGCGTTGACGATTTCCTCGGCATCGAGGACGCAGCCGCGTATCTGGAGGAAAAGGCTTCGCGCCTGTTACAAGTGCCCACTGTTCAACCCGAAGATGAAGACGTGCGGGTACCACGGCGAACTGATGTACCGCTCCCAGCAGACGATGGGGTGCTGGTGCTACCTACCTCTGGCTGCGAAGCTCCCCGAGAAGCAGTGCTGGATTGACGCCATGGGCTCAAAAGGTAACTGGACCGAATGACGCCGATCCCGACAGAACAAACCGGATGCACTCCCGCAGAAGTGCGTCCCGTTGGAAACAAGCCCACCATCTCGATGGCGGTCGCTGAGAAGGCTGCTCGCGAGGCTGGGTTCAACGTCATCGACGCCAAGCAGCTGAAGGCCGCTGGTGTCTTCGGCGAGTTCGTCTCCCAGGTTGGTGCAATCCACCTCGGCAGATCGCGTCTGGCCATGAATCTGGCTCGCACCGACAAGGCCCTGGAGTTCTGCGAGCAAGCCCTGGAGCACCGCCAGTTTCCCGACCCTGAGGCGATGATCGGCGTAATGAAGGTTCACGCCTCGCTGATCGGTGAGTCCAATCGTGCGGCCGAGCTCCTGATCAAGTCTGCCCAACAGGCTGCTGAGACGGCGAAGACTGAGGCGCTCACACAGTTGCCTGGGTTCGCTCCTCGTGCTCAAGTCGGCCCCACTCAAGTGAACGTGCAGGTCATCGCCAAGTCCTCCGAGACGAGCGTGACCGAAGTGAAAGGAGACGACGATGCCTCAGGTTAAGGGAGTGAAGCGACTGCCCAGTGGTAGCGTGCTGTACCGTGGTGAACGGTTCCCAGGCTTTAACGAGCCCAAGGCCGCTCCTGCCGGTGACATCCACAAGAAGCGGGTGCTCGCCAAGAAGGGCAACAAGGTGAAGATCGTGCCGTTCGGTCATCGCGGCTACAGCGATTTCACCAAGCACAAGAACCCGAAGCGTCGTGCCAACTACCTGAACCGCTCGGGCGGCATCCGCAACAAGCAGGGACAGCTTACCAAGGACGACAAGTTCAGCGCCAACTACTGGGCGCGACGGATTCTCTGGTAATTCTCATACCAAATAACGATTTATGGCAACCGCACAAATCTACAACAACGCCCTCCTGGAAATGGTCAAGGGGAACATCAGCTTCCCGACCACGGTTCCACCCGCAGTGCCACCCTACAAGGTGATGCTGATCGCCGGGTCTCCGACCTACACGTTCCAGAAGAGCCAAGTCTACCTCTCGAACGCCAAGGCCGCTGGTGCGACCGAGGTCTCTGGCACCGGCTACACGGCGGGTGGCGCGGCCGTTCCGAGCATCAACACCCAGATCAGCGCCGACGCGATCACGGTCGATATCGGCGACGTAATCTGGGCGTCATCCACGATCACGGCCCGTGGCGCGATCCTCTACAAGCCGACCGGAAATGATGCCACCTCCACGGTGATCGCCTACATCGACTTCGGCACGAACGTCTCGTCGAACAACTCTGCGTTCACGATCGACTTCCAGACCCCGCTGAAGCTCCAGAACTGATCCAACCATGGCCAACCTCATTGCTTTCGCGGGTTACGCTCGCGAGGGAAAGGACGCTGCTGCCCAGAGACTGGTGGCTCTCGGGTGGAGACGCATTGCCTTCGGCGACATCATCAAGCGGCAGATCGACTCGCTGGTGCAGCAGCACCTTGGGTTCTCCGCGTTCACCGAGGACGACACCCAGAAGAAGCAGATCCGTCCGATCCTTGAGCAGTGGGGCGAGGTCAACTACGACGGGGTGATGAAGGAGTTCTTCGACACCCTGCCGCCTCGTGCCGTGAACACAAGACTGGTCCGCTTGCGTGAAGCCAAGGAATGGATCAAGCGTGGCGGAATAATCCTGCGAATCAGACGTCCTGGCGTGACCCCGGCGACCGAGTGGGAAGCTGCCCGTCTGCAAGAGCTCTACGACGGCGGAGTCGTTCACGACACCATTATCAACGACGGCACCGTCGAGCAGCTGAATAATCGAGTTGAGCTTTTTGCGTTCCCGGTAGACCGCTACCTGCAGACTCGATGAATCCGAACGGGGCGCACGCGATTCCCCCTTGACTCTCGGTGTAATACACCTATGGTCTTCTCCTGCGAAGACACGGAAGACTGCCTTTGGTTCATGGCACGAACCATTCAGAATTAGGTGATGGCGCGTAGCTTTCACGTGGTTCGTCCACTTAGGGAGACCCCGCATTTCGCAGCACGACCTTGATCGCTTCGTCGAGAAGCGGTGCAGGTTCCACCAAAACCATGTCCACACCACTGTTCCGTAAAGCCACACGCGAGAAGGTCTTCCTGAAGCTCGCCGTCACCGGCCCGTCCGGGTCCGGCAAGACCTACTCGTCCCTGCGCCTCGCTCGCGGCCTCGTTGGCCCGACCGGCAAGATCGCGCTCATCGACACCGAGAACCGTTCGGCCTCGCTGTACGCCGACCGATTCGAGTTCGACACGCTCGACGTCGCACCGCCCTTCGACAACGACAAGTTCATCGAGGGCGTCACTGCGGCCGTGGAGGCCGGATACGGTGCCATCATCATCGACAGCGCCTCCCACTTCTGGGAAGGCATCCTCGA